CCTGAGCTTCCAGAAGTTGAAAGCCTACAAGATAAATTAAGCGAAGTAACTGGTCTTACTAATCCTTTTGATAAAGCTAAGTCTATTGCTGAAATAAAAGAAAAGTTTGGAGCAGCAGTTCCTGATCTAGATAGTATAATGGGAAGCCTAGGATTAAATGCTGATTTTCTTAATATGACTCCAGCACAATTATTAGAACAAGCCCAGGCTGATGTTGATGTTTGCGCATTGGTTCCTAATGTTGAAGCATCTCCTGATGGCACAGTAAAAGAGCAACCCACTGAACCTAAGGTTCCTGAAGAACCACCGGCAGCTCCTGAACCCACCCCCGTAATCGAAAAAGATTTAGAAGAATTAAATAAAAAGCTTTTACGACAGTCATTTAATAATAATTTAAAATACATGGCTTCTCGTGCTAATAAAATATTTACTGGATTTGGATCAAGAAAAAAGAATCAAAAGTTTTATGATTCTACATGGGAAGAACAGTGGGTTGAATTAATTGAAGCAGCTGGTGGAGATTATAATACTTATAGATTAAAAAGTAGAACATTAGAAGAACTAAGAGAAGCTCAAAAGAAATTAAGCTCTAAATATCCAGACGCGAAATGGGATTTTAAAAAGGAAGGACAAATATTAAAAGAAACATACATCCTTGTAAAAGACGCAAATCCGCACCTATTTGCTCAGGCTCAAGATTTTAATACTGCAGCAGCTGAATGGTTTGTAAGAAGAAAGGTTAAATTAGCCGATAAAGAAGCGACCTAAGAGGTATAAATAGTTATATGTCTACTAATAATTTATCAGATTTTACCAGTCAGCCTCTTGAACCGAGTGGTGTAGTTGGTGATCTTAAAAAAGTTCAATCGGCTTCAAGATTAAATCCTTGGACTGATATAGATCTTAACTTGACTCTTCATCCAATACGTAAGGATATTATTCCTTTGAAAGATGATAGAGCAATTAAATATGCAGTACGTAATTTACTTCTTACTAATTTTTTCGAAAGGCCTTTTGGTCTAGGCATTGGCGCAAACTTAAGAGCTTTGCTTTTTGAGCCGGCAGATGAAATAACAAAACAAGCAATGCGAGAAAATATAGAAAGAACTATACAAGATAATGAACAAAGAGTGGAAGTTATTTTTATTAATATAGATGATAAACCAGATCAAAATGCATATAACATTTTAGTAAAATTTAGAATTAAAGAATACGATACTCAGGAAACAGTAAATATCGTATTGAAACGTTTAAGGTAATAAAATATGGCCACTAATTTAAATGTAACAGAACTTGATTTCGATCAAATAAAAAAGAATCTTAAAAATTATTTAAAGAGTCAATCTCAATTTAATGGATATGATTTTGAAGGATCAGGTTTGTCCTCACTCCTAGATGTATTAGCTTATAATACACATTATAATGCTATGACGGCTCACTTTGCTCTGAATGAAGCATTTCTTGATTCGGCTCAAATTAGAGGAAACATTGTTACAAGAGCTAAATTGCTTGGTTATATACCCCGTTCAGTCTTAGCGCCACGAGCTACAGTTACTATTACAGTTGATGTCTCAGGTGAATCCGGTATTATTCCATCTACATTGACTCTACCTCGAGGTGCTAAGCTTACTACTAATGTTGATGGAAGAAATTATAGATATGTTGTCCTTGATGAACAATCAGCAGTAATTAGTTCAAACAATACCTTTGTTTTTGATAATGTTACTATTGTTGAAGGTACACGTAAGAAGCTTTTATATAGAGTAGATAACGATATTGAAAATCAAAAATACCAGATTTCAGATGACGATGCTGATACTTCAACATTAAGAGTATTGGTCCAAGCTAACGAGCAATCGTCTTCATATGATAACTATACTCAATTTGATTCTTTGCTTAATGTAGATTCTTCAAGCCGAGTATATTACTTACAAGAAAATTCAAATGAATATTTTGAAGTATATTTTGGTGACGGTGTTACAGGTAAGAAGCCTTTAAATAATAACATTGTTACACTAGATTATATCTTTACAAATGGTGAAGACTCAAATGGTGCTAATGTATTTAGCATGGTAGATAATATTGGTGGATATTCTAGTATTACTATATCTACTCTTGCCAAAGCTCAAGGTGGCACTGAAAAAGAAACAAATGAGTCGATTAGATTTAACGCCCCACTTACGTTTACTTCACAAAACAGGGCTGTAACTTCTGATGATTATAGAGCTATTATTAACAAAGAGTTTACAAATATTAGCTCAATTTCTACATGGGGCGGTGAAGATAATGATCCACCAGATTATGGAGCAATTTATATTTCAATTAAACCTTTGGTTAATGAAATATTAAGTCCAAACGAAAAGACAAAAATTATTAATACTATTCTTAAAGGTAAGAGCGTGGTTTCCATTACACCTGTAATTGTGGATCCTAACTTTACTTATTTAGATTTAGATGTTTCATTTAAATATAATCCAAACTTAACTGATAGGTCTCCAGTTGAATTACAATCTGTTGTAAGAGATACTATTTCAGATTATAATTTTAATGAGCTAAATAAATTTGATGGTGTGTTTAGACATTCTCAACTATTAAAAGCTATCGATAATGCTGACCCAGCTATACAAAATAGTAATGTAAGACCTTATATGTTTATGAATATTACTCCTAATAAATCTTCAGCTGGTTTGGATAATAATTTTGATTTACAATTTACAGCTCCATTCTTTAGTTCTGGATCTTCAACTAATTTTATTATTTCATCAACATCGTTCAAGCTTAATGGCGATGAAGTATATTTTGGAGATATTCCAATTGAAAATAGTACAGATAGACAAGTTATAGTTTATAAAATTGTAGGTAACCAAAATGTAACTGTAGTAAATGATGCTGGTTTAATTGATATTACAAAGGGTAATATTAAATTAAATAACTTTATACCTGATGATGATTCTCCAGACAATATTAGAATTACAGTTGTTCCAAACTCTTTAGACCTTGCGCCAAAAAGAGATCAGCTTATCGCTATTGATCCTTTAAGAGTACAAATTACTCCAAGCATTGATACAATTTCTGTTTCTGGATCTTCTGGTACAATCGATTATACTACGACGTCAAGGATGAGATAATATGGCGGGAACTCACAATCCTAAAAATGTTCATTTTTCTTCTGATATATCATCACCAGGATATATTGAATCGAAAGCTTCATCTAGGCATGTCACTAAGGAAAATTTAAGAACTGAAGAATTGATGTCAGCTGAGGTTTTAGAAAACTCAGCTGGTTTACAATTACTACTAGAAGCTTATTATACATATATGAACTTGGAAGAGTTTGTATATAGTCAAAGCGAAACTTATTCTGATATTGTTTTAGACAATAAAGCTGTTTTTAGAGTTGACGATCCTAGAAACGAAAATGATCATTTTTTTGGAGATCATGATGGCGCAAATTCAGTTTTAACTTTAACAGATGAAACTGGATATGTTTTAACATATCCACTAGATGCTAGTAGTGTAAACATAACCAATGGTAATAATTTACCAGGCAGTTTAGCTGATTCTAAAACAGCAATTGGTAAAACCTTTACTGTAAGTAATATTTTATCTACTGTTGAAGTAGCATCAACTGGAACAGACACTAATACATTTACTTTAACAAGTTCTAATCCATTAATTAATGAAGGATTGCCAATCACTGGCGCCGGCATACCAGCAGATACTATAGTAGAAAACGTTGATGGAACTTTTATAAGACTTTCAAGAACTGCTACTATTAATTCTGGAACTGTATTAACAGTTACATTTAATACTCAAACTGCAACCTTAATAACTCCAATAAAATATTGGGCTGGTCCTGGAGCGTCATATGCTCTTAATACAATTGAAGAGTCTATGGATATTGACGCGACAGCGGCGCAATATTTAGAGCTTATTCAAAAGGAAATTGCAGCAGTTGTTCCTAGGTCTATTCCGGTTAATAAAAGAAATTTATATAAGGCTATAACTGAGTATTATAAAATTAGAGGTTCATCAGATTCTATTGAAGTATTTTTTAGATTACTTTTTGATGACGAAGTTGAGGTAGAATATCCATGGGATAAAACATTAATTCCATCTTCAGGTAATTGGGATGCCAATCCAAGTTTACCTAAGGGTGGTATTTATCTCGATAAAAAAGGTTTTTTATCAGACACTATTAAAATACAAGACAGTTTAAGATACCAAAAGTTTTCATACCTAATTCGAACAGGACAAAATCTTTCTTCATGGGATTACTTTTATAATCGATTAGTTCACCCAGCAGGATTTAAGTATTTTGCTGAGATTCTTATTCAATTATTTGGAACAAGAGATGAGCTTGGTGATGATCAAAAAATTGAAAGACAATTAAGATATGTTGGTGGTCCAAAGCATAATCAATTAACTGGTGAAGTGTTTACTGGTTATGGTAGAACAAATAGATTTACTGTTTCTTCTATGCCAGACTTACAGCCTGGTGTTATAGGTATCGAAGATATTCCACTACTTGTTGAAATGTTTGCTTCATCATTCTTGCCATTTACCTACGTTGATATACATAGGTCAGGCAGAATGTCTCTTACTGTACCAAACTCTGGTACTGGAGCTCACACTGTAACTGCTGTTGAAATTGCTGATCCTGGATTTGGTTATACAATTCCGCCAGTTATTGTTGTGAATGGTGTTGCTGAAACTGGTCAAACAATTTCTCAAGCAACAATTACATGTACAATTGATTCTCAAGGTAGAATTAACGGAACAACTATTACTAATGCTGGATCTGGCTATCAAACGGCTTTTGCTAATGTAGCTGCGAATCCTAATATCTCGAAAATATCGAATATTCAAATTGTTCCAGACACTACTAAAAAGTATTCAACACCACCAGGAATTATATTTGATGCTCCAACATCAGTTGACAATCTTGGTCTACCATTAGAAACTAATGTTACAGCAACTGGTAAATATTTACTAGCTCCTACTGGAGTTGATAAAATAGAAATGATTAATAATGGGTCGGGTTATACTTCAGTTCCTGATGTATCTTTCTCACAACCTGAAACTCATTTTACAGCTCAGCCATTTTTGACTGAAGACTTTGAAAATGCTACTATTAGCACAGAAAATTATGATAGTTGGAGAGAAATTAATGTTAATGATCATACTGCTTCTATTGATTCAACAGAAGCTGATACTGGATCTAAATCATTAAAGCTTCAAACCAGTACTTTAGATACCGATGCTTCTGGTAATATTGGTGGACTTGTTCGTCGATTAAAATTAGATGCTCCTGAGTTTACGTCACGTCTTCCTGGTAATAGAATTAAAGTAAAAGTAAGAGCTAAGAAAGCTTCTAGTAATGGAGCTTCATTCTTTAAGATGGCGTACTCCACAAACCAGCACGGTAATTCTGGTTGGCAACAAAAGACACTAACAACAGATTGGGCTGATTACGAATTTGAATACAATATTAGTGCTACTACTCCAACAAATGAAGACTATGTTGGTTTCCAAGGTGATGGTAACGATGGTATTGTTTATATTGATAATGTTTCTATTACAGTTAAATGGGATTATCCAAGAGTATCTGCAGAAATTGAAAATGGAAGAGTTAATGCTCTTAAAGTTTACCATAAAGGATCTGGTTATACTCAAGTTCCAACTGTAAGTATATCTGGTAATGCTACTGCTGTGGCTCAATTAGTTCCATCTGAAATAGCATCGGCTGAAATTGTTAATCCAGGATTTGGATATATTCTAAGTCCAAAGGTATATATTGCTTCTGTTGCTAAAAACGAAAGTCGAGTTAAACCACAAGGTGTTACTCGAATTTTAGAACTAAATCATACTGATGTTGATCCTCATTCGGTTAAAGTAACAAATCCAGTTCAAACAACTGCATCAGTAAGAGGCAGACAATTATATAATGGACAAAGATTACAAAAGGGTGTTCTTACATCTGGTCAAAACTGGAACATAACAGAAACTAATCCAGTAGCTGATAAAATTATGGGTGGGTATACTGTATCAGCGGTTCCGGCCGGATATAGAACACAACCAGGAAATGACTATTATAGTCAAAAAACTAATATATTAGAAAGCAACATGCTTTATGATTTTAATGAAACTTTAGAGGTATTAGGTGACACAGAATTACAAAGTACTTCTATAAGTGATATAAATAAATATAACGTTAATTCGTTTGTACATTCATCTAATTACTCTGCTGATTTGCATGATTAGAAAGATTAACATAAATTAATAGGAAAGAAAAATGACGGCAATTATTACTTCTAAATTCAGATCTTTGAATGCGGAAAACTTCAAAGAGGATATCGATACAGCAAATTCTGGATCCAGTGTTTACGTAGCAATTGGTAAAACCGATGCTTGGTCTAATAACACGGGAGACACGACAGATACTGAACCATTCACACCTTATGATACTATAGATTCTTTAGTTGAAGCAAGGGAAAACATTTTCGCATTAAAAAAATTAAATGCGGCTGATGTATCTAATGTAATTCCAAGACACACTTGGACTACTGGTACAAGTTATGTTCAATGGGATTCAAATGATCCAGACATTTTTGATAAAGCTTTTTACGTAATTACTTCAGAGTTTAAAGTATATAAATGTATTTATTCTCCTGGAACTGGATCGACTCAAGAACCAACACAAACATTGACTGCTCCAACAGCAGAATCAGATGGATATATTTGGAAGTATATGTATACAGTTGCCGTCGCTGATGCAGAAAAATTCCTAACAACATCTTATATGCCTGTTAAAACTATTAATTTAAGTTCATTTGCTAATGATGCTGCTGCAGAGTCTGCTTTAAGTGAAGGTGATTACGCGCAATACCTAAACCAAAAGGCAAGTAGAGATTCTACGACTGCAGCAGGTATTGAAAGAATTGTTGTAACTGCTGGTGGTACAGGATATACTGAAGCTCCTGATGTATTTATCACAGGGGCTGGTAATGGAGCAGATGCAACTGCTGTTGTTTCAGGCGGAGCTGTTACTGCTGTTAATGTTACGGCAAAAGGAACTGATTATTCTACAGCTCACATCGTAATTTCTGGTGGCGGTTCTGGAGCAACAGGTGCTAGCGCAAGAGCTGTTCTTGCTCCGGAAAATGGCCATGGTACAGATCCTATTAAAGAGCTTGGTGGATTCTTTTCAGCTGTAAATACTTTGCTTGATGGAACAGGTGGTGGTGATTTGACTACTGGTAATGACTTTAGACAAATTACTCTATTTAAAAATCCATTTAATTTTGGAACGTCAACTGTATCAACTGAACCAACGCTTAAAGCTACTCCAGCGTTAAGCTTTCAATCTACAACATCAGCCTTCCAAGTGGATGAACTTATAACTCAAGGAAGTGGCGCGACTTTAGCCCAAGCATTTGTTGTTGAAGTAGATTCAGATACAGGTTATGTTTACTATGCTCAAAACTCTAAAACTGGATATGGAAACTTTGTAACAGGCTCAACTGTTACTGGTGCAACATCGAATGCTCAGGGAACGCCTAAAGCTAATAATAATGATTTTAGAATTGACCCTGAAGTTGATGTCCATAGTGGTGATATCGTATTCCTAGAAAATAGAAATCCTATTGATAGAACAGCTTCACAGATCGAAGACATTAAAATTATTATCGAATTCTAATATAAATATTAGTTTAAAAGAGAGAACTTATGACTACAACATCAATAAAAACTTATCCAATATCGCCATATTATGACGATTATAATGAGGCTAAAAATTACCATAGGATTCTTTTTAGACCTGGTTATTCAGTACAAGCTAGAGAACTTACTCAAATGCAATCTGCTTTACAAGCGCAGATTGATAGGCATGGTCAATATGCGTTTAAAGACGGATCAAGAGTTGTTAATGGCGAAGTATCTCTTAATGTAGAATTTGATTACCTCAAGGTTGAATCAAGTTTTAGTCATAGTGGAACAACATACAATAGTAATAATTTATCAGCATTTGAAGGTACTATAATTACTGGTACAGCTAGCTCAGGTAATCAGGTTACTGCATTGGTATTAAAAGCGGTCCCAGCAGAAAATAATGATCCTGATACTTTATACATTAAATACCAAAAGTCAGGAGACACCAGTGGAACCCAAGTTTCTGATGTAGAAAAATTTGCTCCTGGTGAAGTTTTTGTTTCTAATGCTGATCCAGTAAAATATGGAATGATTGGTGGTGGCAATAATGTTGATGGTTCTAGCCAAGCATCAGCAATTTCTAATCCTGTAGGAAAGGGTTCTTCTGTTTCTATATCAGAAGGCGTATATTTTATATCAGGTTGTTTTACATATGTTCCATCATCAACTCTCATTTTAGACAAATATACTAATAATCCTTCAAATATTATTGGCTTACAAGTAACAGAGTCAATTGTAACATCGGGTACTGATGCTACTCTCGTAGATAATGCTCAAGGCGTTCCTAATACTTCTGCACCCGGTGCTAATAGATACCAAATATCTACAACTCTAATTAAAGAGCCAATTGATATTGATCAAAGAACTATTGACAAATATATTACGCTTTTAACTGTAGATGATGGAATTGTCCAGGTAGATAAAACAGATAAAACTTCAGATACTGGACTTACTTTAAGACTAGCTCAAAGAACCCATGATGAATCTGGCGACTATATTACAAAGCCATTTGAATTAGAAATTCTTGAGCATTTAAACGATGGTACTAATTTTGGTAAGTATGCTGCAGACGGTGGTGGCGATGCAAATAAAATCGCTATTGGTGTTGAACCTTCTACTGCTTATGTTCAAGGTTATAGGAATGAAAAGGTAGCTACGACTTATATTGAAATTGATAAACCAAGAGGCGCTGATGCTACTGGATTTGAAAACGAAACTAATACTCAAATCAATATTGGTAACTATATTAAGCTTGATCCAACTACAGTTCAAGGAACTCCAGATCTAGAACAATTTACTCCAATTACTTTAAAAGACGCGGGAGACACTGTTGGTACTGCAAGAGCTAGAGGAATGGAAGCTTTTAGTGATCATATTAGATTATATCTATTTGATATTACTATTACTCATGCCTCAAAAACATTTAATGATGTTGATAATGTGGCTCAATCTTCTCGTAGTTTCGTTGGAGATTTTGCAACACTTAATGGTGTATCAACAGACGGTCAAAGATTTGATGTTGGCACCAACACTGCTATCTTTAAATTACCAAAGGCTGCTGTAAAGACCTTAGCAGATCCTACAAGAGATACTACTTATTCTATTAAAAGATTATTTAATCCTACTGTAACTTCAGGATCTTTAACTATTACAACAACTGTTGGATTGTTTGAAGATGTTAATGATATTATCGTAGCTCCACGAGGTGGCATCGCTGTAAAAACTACTATTCTTGGAAATAAAATTAGTGGTGGTAATGGTCAAACTTCGGTACAATACGATTGTTCAGGTTCTGGTTTAAATATTAATGATGGCGTTGTTTGTGATGTAGTTGCTACAATTAAAAAGACTATTGCGCCAAAGACAAAGACACCTACAACAGAAACAAAAAATATTGCTGTAACTGATGGAAATCAGCTGAATTATAGCTTAGGTAAAGCTGATGTATATGAACTTATTTCGCTTACTGATGCTGGCGGTGTTGATCAATTACCTAACTTTACTCTTGACAATGGCCAAAGAGATAATTTTTATGATGAAGCTAAGCTTATAAAAAATAGTGGTACTGCCCCGCTACCCGCTGGATTTTTAGTAGCAGTATTTAAGTATTATTCTCATGGAGCTGGAGATTATTTCTGCGTAGATTCATATCCAACAGATGACTATGGAGATATTGAAACTTTTTCTGGAAATGGCGGTGATTTTGAATTAAGAGATTGTATCGATTTTAGAGCAAGGAAATCAGATGATGTGTCGAATTCTAATAATTTTACTGGAACTGGTGCAAGTTTATGTGGCGCTCCTAAAGTTGGACATGCATTAACAGCTGATGTTAATTACTATCTTCCAAGAATTGATAAACTTATTATTAAGAGAGATGGAGAGTTTGAAATTATTAAAGGTGTTCCATCACCTTACCCTCAACCACCTGAAGATAAAGAAGATGGTTTAACTCTTTACTCACTTAAATTAAAACCTTATGTTTTTGATTTAGCTGATATTATTCCGGAAATGAAGGATAATAAACGATATACAATGAGAGATATCGGTAAGCTTGATAAAAGAATTAAGAATTTAGAATACTATACTTCTTTGTCTTTACTAGAACAATCTGCTGCTGATGTTCACATGGTTGACGGCTCAGGATTAAGTAGATTTAAAAATGGTATGATTGTAGATTCATTTAAAGATCAGTCAATTGCAAATATGGCTCACCCAGAATGTAGTGAGTCAGTAGATAAAGAAAATGGAATCTTAAGACCAGAGTGTCCAGCTAAAAACGTTAATTTAATTACATCACAAAGCATTTCAGGTACAGCACAAAAAACTGGGTCTGTTTGGACAATGCCATTTACTCAAGTTGTTCACACAAAACAGCCATACGCTTCTGTGGCAATCAATGTTAATCCATATAATGTATTTACATGGAATGGTAGAGTTCAACTTTCGCCAGAATCAGATGAGTGGAAAGAAACTGATGTCAGACCAGATATTATTATTAACGATGATGGTCAATATAATCAATTTGTTGAAAGAGCTAAAGAACAAGGTATACTTGGTACTGTTTGGAATGAGTGGGAAACTAACTGGACAGGGCGACAAGTAGAAACTGAAGTATCCTCTAGAAGAACTACCCGTTCAGAAAGAAGAGCTTGGTGGAGACAAAATAGATTTGGTAGAGGTTGGAGACGTGGTAGAAGAAGACGTGGAAGAATTAGAAGAGATACCATAACAACTACTACGCTTTCTCATAACCAATCAAGAACTGGTTTAAGAACTGATGTTAGCTTCGATACAGTAACGAGAGATAGCGGAAATAGAGTTGTTGAAGTTAATTTTGTTCCATTTATGAGATCAAGAAAAATATTCTTTAAAGCTACTCGAATGAAGCCTAACACTAAAGTGTATGCATTCTTTAATGATGTTAATGTTACAGCTTTCTGTAGAGAAGAAGCTTATCAAGAATGGTCTGAAACAAATTCAGTAGTAAACTATGCTGGAGAGGCTTCACACCCTGGAACAAATAGTGGTTCTTTGTCTACTGATAATAAGGGTGAAATCACAGGTACTTTTATTATTCCTAGAAATGATTCTATGAAATTTAAAACTGGAACGAAAGAGTTTAGGCTATCTGATTCAGAAACAAATAATAAGCAGGCCGAAGGAACTGGAGCTGAAACAATGTTCCATGCTCAAGGTCTTATTGAATCAACTCAAAGAACAATTACTAATACTAAAGTTCCAAGATTAGAAACAACTCGATTAAATCAAAATAGAGTTATTAGTGAAACGTTTAGACAAACAACTACAACTTGGCATGATCCATTGGCGCAAACTATTTTGATTGAAAAACAAGGTGGTATGTTTGCAACATCAATTGATCTATTCTTTAAAACTAAGTATCAAGTTAAAACAACTACTGCTGGTAATGATGTTCAAATTCCAGTATGCGTTAGTATTGTTACAACAGAGAATGGTATACCAACACAAACAACAGTTCCTGGAAGTGAAGTTGATATGTATCCAGGAGATGTTAATGTATCTGAAAACGCATCAGCTCATACTAGATTTAATTTCGAAACTCCTGTATATTTACAACAGGATAAAGAATATGCAATCGTTATTCAAGCAGATTGTGATGAATATGAAGCTTGGGTTGCTGAAATGGGTGGGTTTGATGTAACTAATACTAACCATAGAATTAATAAACAACCACATGGTGGGTCATTCTTTACTTCTCAAAATGCTTCAACTTGGACTCCAGATCAAAGTAAAGATCTTAAGTTTACTTTAAATAGAGCAAGATTTAGTGGAAGCAGTAAAGAAGTAACATTTGTAAACGATGTTATTCCAGTCAAAAAACTACAAGCTGATGCATTATCAACTACGCAAAATTCTGGAGTAATTACAGTTATACATCCTAATCATGGTATGCATGGTATTGGATCTAGCGTTGTTATTGCCGGTGCTGCTGCTATGAATGGTATATCAGCATCAAATATTAATGGAACACATACAATTAGTAATATAAAGCATGATTCATATACAATCACAGCTAAAAACTCTGATGTATCTACTAATTCTGCTTCAGGCGTAGGTGCTGGCGGTGGTAATGCTATTACTGCCACAGAAAATGTTCACTATGATGTTATGCAATTAATTGCAGCTCAGACTATTCTACCTGAAACTGATATTAGATATTACTTAACAGCAACATCTCAAAAATCAATTGATGGTTCTGAAACTCCTTATGGAACATTAGATGAAATTGAGATATTACCTAATATGAACGAGTTTTTCCCAACGCCATGTCTTATTGCTTCTACAGCAAATGAAACTGGTGGAGCTAAAACATTCAAATTAAGAGTTGAACTAACGACTGAAAAAGATCATCTCACTCCAGTGATAGATGCTAATAGACTTTCAGTAATTACTGTTCAAAATAAAGTTGGTGATAATGGCGATGTTGCTGAAACAAATGCTTATGGTGGTTCTGAATTGTGTAAATATATAACTAAGAAGATTGATTTAGCTGAAGAAGCAGATGTAATTGATCTTTATATGTCAGCAAATAGACCATCTGGTACTAATATAGATTTATATTATAAAACAATGCCAGCTGGTACTGACGACGATTTTGATCAACTAGATTGGATATATGCGTTACCTGCTGAAGATATACCGACTGATGATAGTGGAGATATTTATAAAGAGGTTAAATATTCTCTTGATCCAACTGGTAGCTTTGGTTCAATGGCATTTAAGATTATTTTAAGATCTCAAAATTCATCAACGCCACCAACTATAAAAGACTTTAGAGCAATTGCTGCTACATAATGAGGAATTAAATGGCTAATAAAAAAGTTAAAGATAAACCTGGCTTAATTAGAGATACTGCTACGAAAGCTATTATAAATACTAATAACGATGCTTATGCTGCAAGAAGAATGCAGATAAAAGCGGTAAAAGAAAAACAGGCTCTTGATGAGAAACAATCTAAGGATATAGATAATCTAAAGAGCGATGTTGCTGAAATCAAGAAAATGTTACAGAAACTAACTGGTGGAAAATAATGGCTAATAAAGAAACTAGAATTTATAAAACAGATACATTAGAGAAGCTTAGACAAAAGTCTAACGAAATCTCTTTACACTTAGGTGATAATGAGCAACTCAATGCTTTAATGGCTGATAAAACTTATGTGTATTCAGCATCTGCAGGACAAACTATTTTTAGTGGAGCTGATACTTCAAGCCCACAAAAAACTGCTCGATTCGAAGTAAGTCCAGCGCACACTATTGATAATACTTCTGGTTATATTATTTTAGAGGAAGTATCTTCTATTGATTCTAGCTATGTTCAAGATGCTATAATTTACCAAGGGTCTAATTCTAGTAAAACATGGCAGGCATATATTGTATCAGCAACTACAGATAAAATTCTTGTAAGAGATTCTTCAGGAACCTTTGATTCAACTGTAGCTCTAAATGTTGGCGCAACATCGCCAGATACTATTGCTGCTTCAAAAATTAAAAGAATTGTAATTGAATCATACCCTGTTGGTATAGTAAGAGTTTATAGAAATGGAACTGAGTTAGAGCAAGGATTAACAGCAAATAGCTTCCACACTCTTAATATTAAAGCAACTATTAGCCAAACTGGTAATCCAACCTTAACTAATTTTACTGAAGGCGTTACAATTTATCAAGGGTCTAGTGAGACTTCACAAGCTGATGTAGAAGAAAATGCTACTTGGTACGGTGTTTTACATTCTGTTTCTGATGGTGTTATAAGAGTTAAATCATATAATGGCAATTTCACAGCTTCTGGGTCTGGGTCAACAATTAAAGCTTTAGGAAGTTCTGATACTATTATATCCTCGCAACACGGCGATTTGATTCCTGTTAGTGATACTTATGGATCATTTATACAACTAACAACTCCACCATCTAATAATGACACAATAAAAATCTTTTCTTTAGATTTAGTTGCAGCAATTAACGAATTACAAGACGACATTGGTACTGTTGAAAGTTTAACAACAGCAGCTAATGATTTGGTTCTTGCTATCAATGAACATGATGCAGAACTTGGAACAATCACTGCAGGAGCAATGGGAACCACAGCTTCAACAGTGAGTACTGCTATCAGAGAACACGAAGATCAAATTGGTAACGTTAATATTACCAGTATTGATTCAAATACTGATACCATTACTGGCGCACTCGTACAATTACATGATGAAGTGGGTGATGTTACTTCTAATAACTTAGGAACATCTGCTTCAAACTTAACGGCCGCTGTTAGAGAGCATGAGGATCAAATTGGTAATCATACAGCTTTCCATAGTATCTCATCAGCTGATAATACTATTTCAAAAGCCCTTGATCAACTTCATATAGAAGTTGGTGATCTTGCTCTTCACACATCAGCCACTGATCTTACCGAAGCTGTTAATGAATTAGAAGAAGATTTGTTTAATGGCGAAGGCGCAACAAAAAGAACTAGATCTGATCTTTTAACCACAGACAAAACTTCAATCTTAGACGCTATTAATGAAATTCATAAGGAACTTTTTGTTAATGGTACTGGAGTATCATTTGCTGGATTGTCTGCTGATTATTTTAAAGAAGCTATCGAAGAACTAAGAACCGAACTTGGTAATCACGCCACATTAGATACTAATGTTACCACTGATGCCGTTGCGGCAATTAATGAATTAGAAAATGTTATAAGAGATGATAATACTGCAAGAACAAATTATGATCTTAATACAAATAGTCATAACCTTATTGCTGCAATTAATGAGTTTGAAGGATTCTTAAAATCAGATACATCTGCTAGAACAAACTATGGACTTAATACTGCAGCGCATAATGTTAAAGGCGCTATTAATGAACACGAAAGCCAAATTGGTAATATGACATTTGGTGCTCTTGGTCCTGTAGATACTGCTAATTCAACAACATTAACAGGAGCAGTAAATGTTCTAGATGCTGAAATTGGAGATACTGATTACTCAGCACAAGGTTCAGATATTACTACAGCAATAAAAAATATCTATGATGATATTAATACAAGTGGATCTTTAACATCACTTCACACAACTAATACAAATATTGTTGACGCTATTAATGAGATCGAAGCAGACTTATTTAATTCAGGTAATGCTGGATCTGGTGGAAATAGAAGAGAAATGTCTGATCTTAAAACAGCAGACAAAACTTCGATCCTAGACGCTATTAATGAAATATATGATGATATTCATACAGCCGGTTCTGTCACTCTTAACACACAAGCTAATTACTTAGTTGGCGCCATTAATGAAATTGAAGGAGTCTTCGACGCTTCAACTCATGAAATTAGTGCTGGTGATAATTCATTTAATATAACTTCAGGAACATTTACAATTAATTCCTCATCTAATATTAATTTAGATACGGGCAATAATCATATTGTATTGAAAGATGATGGTAATGAATTTGGTAGACTTACACATGATTCTGCTCAATTATCTCTTAGATCTGGAGCTAATCAAGAGTTTTTCATAGCAAATAATACCAATGGAACATTTAAGAATAATCTTACAGTTGAAAATAATTTAGAAGTTGATGGTACAGCAGGAATTGATGGTAGTCTTAGAGTTGGCAATAATAAATTTAATGTTAATGCTGCAAATGGTAATACACAAATTGATGGTACATTAGAGGTTGATGGCTATACAGGTATTGATGGTGATCTAAGAGTTGGTTCTAATAAATTTAATGTAACAGCAGCAAATGGTAATACTCAAATTGATGGAACGCTTAATGTCCAATCAGCAGTAGATTTTGATACAACATTAAACGTAGACGGAGCAACTGATTTAAATTCAACTCTTACAGTTGATGGAGTTACTGAACTTAATTCAACTTTAGGCGTTGATGGTAACTTTAGAATTGGTGGTACACAATATTCAGATGCTAAATTTAAAGTTGCTGCATCAACAGGAGCGACTACGATTGCTCAAAACTTAGGCGTTGATGGCAACTTAAGAATTGGCAATAATAAGTTTAATGTTACTGGATCAAATGGTAATACACAGATCGATGGAACTCTTTCTGTTGACGGTACAGCCGGTGTTGATGGTAACTTTAGAATTGGTGCAGGTGGCGCTGATAAGTTTAAAGTTACGGCAGCTAGTGGTAACTTCTTTACTCTAGGAACTGCTAGAGTTGATGGTCATACTGATTTAAATAGTACTGTTACTATTGATGGGATAACAAGTATATTAAATAGTACTGCGTCAAGTTCAACATCTACTGGAGCATTGGTTGTTACTGGTGGCGTTGGTATTGGAAAGGACTTATATGTTGCTGGTGATCTTTACGTCGAAGGCGATACTGTTGAACTTAATACTGAAACACTAACAGTCGAAGACACATTGGTCTTGGCTGGAAACGGTTTAACATCTGAACCTTCAACTGGTGGTTTTGGTCTTGAGGTTGGTCCTATTACTAGTCCATCAGGCGTTGCAAGTAATGTAACAGGTGCTCACTCAATAGTTTATAACTATGGCCATGATAATGGTGATGGTACTTATGGTCGATGGGAAGCTGATGGATCTTTAATTCTTTCTACAGCAACACTTAATCCTCCTTCTATTGAAACAAGTGACTATGGTCCTGCACAAGATCTTTCTTTTGATGCTGGCGCTGGTTTATCAGAAACAGTAACAGAAGATGCTAATGGTAACTTTGTTGTTGAATATGTAAACATTGATAAGGGTTCGTCACAAGATATATTTAAAAATATTTTAGTTGGTGCAGTAACTATTGATGCTGATGGTAATGACGATACTCTTACATTTACCGATGACAATGTTGTAAATATTTCTGCTAATTCAGGAACTCAAACGCTTAGCTTAACTCATAAAAACGTACTTACTGACAATTCAGGCACAGCTGGCAACTTTGGTCCAAGTACACAAGATGGTAAGTATATTAAATCGCTTACCCTTACTGCCGAAGGTCACGTTAGCGCGATTACAACTGGTGACTTTGATACTAGATATCAAGCAACTAATCCATACTGGGTATTGCAAAGTGGTGGAACTGAAGTTGATCAAGTAGGTAATACAGATACAGTTAACTTTGTTGGTGGTGACCATATTACAATTAGTGATTCAAAGGTTGGCGAAACATCGACAATTACAATCGCTCACGAAGCTGTTGCAGAACCAGTAGATCTTGTTCAAAATAATGGTGGTAATACGTTTATTCAAGATTTATCTTTAACGTTTGACGACTTTGGTCACGTTACTGGAGCTACAGCATCTACAGGATCTGTTACTATTGGTAATGGTACTCTAACTGTAGCAGGTGGATCAGGTATGACTGGTACCGGTACATTTACCGCTAACCAATCTGGAAATAATACTATCACTTTAGCTAATAATGATAAAGGTTCTTCACAAAACATATTTAAAACTGTACAAACACAAAGATCAAATACTAATGTAGTAGCGAGCGCGGTTGCCGATAATAACAATGATACATTAATATTAAGAGAAAACGGTGGTATTCAATTTAGTTCTCCTGCAGACGATGTTATTGCTATTAAAAACAGTGATAAAGGTTCTACACAATTTATATTTAAAAATGTATCAGGCGACTCAGGAACAGCAGTTGCTGATAACAACGATGATACATTAACTATTGCTGGTGGTACAAATATATCAACATCTGTAAGTGGCGATACTCTTACTATCAATAATACTTATGCGCACCCCACATATGACGGTGATTATATTGATATTGACACTGGAGCACTAACCGGTGCATGGGTCATTTCAGATTTAGACTTTAATATTACAACAGATACACTAGGTCATGTCACTGATGCTAATGGTACATTCGCTAAAAGGCAATTAACCCTTTCTAATCTTGGATATGATGGCTGGGATCTTTTTGTTGAAGGTGTTAAAAAAGCAGATATTAATGTTAATAGTGTTGTTAACTTTAAAGATGACGCATTCTTAACTGTAGGATATAATGGTACAAATAATAGTATTACATACAGTCACCCAACATCTGGTGTTACTGCTGGTGACTATGGACAATCAGGCACAGAAGATGGTAAGTATATTAAATCAGTAACAGTTGATTCTAGAGGACATATTACTGCTATTACCGCTGATGACTTCACTGACAGATACGATAACTATGACCATTGGCATTTAACAGCTGATTCTGGTGGCACTGCGCAAATTGATACAAATGAAACTGTAGATATTGCTGGTGGTAATAAAATTAATACAGTAAGATCTGGAAATACTGTTACTGTTAATCTTGATAGCAATCATGGATTCCTCAGTTCACAAAGAACGGCAACGTTTGAAGCTATAAACTCAGGAGCTGATGGTAATGATGTAATCCTTAGACTTGATGATGGTACAGAGGATGATGTAAGAATTACCGATTCTGGTACAGTTACTGTTTCATATACAAATGCTGGTCAATTTAATATCCATGGCGACGACACTAATACTGACGTTAATGTTAATAAGGCAAACTTAGAAGCAAGATTAGCTCAAGTTGATGGAACAGTCTATATAGGTAATACAAGCGCAACAAATAATATCGTTGTTAGAGGTAACTTTGAAGTACAAGGTACACAAACAACAGTTAACCAAGAAACATTAAAGATTTCTGATAACAAAATTATTCTTAATAGCGATCAGCCAAACTCAGCTCCAACTCAAGATTCATTTGTTGAAGTTGAGAGAGGTTCATATGTAAATGCTTATATTAAGTGGAATGAATCTGATAATAGATGGCAATACGCCGAAGGTGATACAACGCTAACAACCAGAAACTTCTCAAGAGCTGATGACGATGCTGATAAAACAACATTTAAAGTAGAAGTTGATGATAATGGCCAGGCTACTATTACTAAAAATGAAACTCTAGGTATTAGAGGTGGAACTGCAATTTCGACCGATTATGTGACAACTGTTAGTGGCGAAAATCATACACTACAGGTTAAACATTCTGATGTAGGAAGAAATGATCCTAGTGCGGGCTCAGCTAATCTAGCTTATCAGGGTACTTTTTCTGCAATAACTGGTGTTTCATCTAATGCTCAAGGTCATATCACTGCTGTCAATACGACTCAGTTTACAATGCCTGCTGGCGCAGTACCAAATAATGGTACGTTAACAATGGGTACGAATGGTGGTCTTAATGGATCAGCAACGTTTTCAGCTGATCAAGCTGGTAACTCAATGTTTACAGTTTCATTGGATTTATCTGAACTTACAGATATGACACCTGATGTTGATGGTGCGTATGATGAACTTATCTTACTTGACAATAGTGTAGAAAAAAGAAAGCGCATTGGAGAAATTAAGCTAGGTCAGTTTGTTAATGACCAAGGTTGGACGGATAATGAAGGTGATATTACA